TGAGAAGTCATCTAGCGACCTCTTCATGTGGAAGTCTCGTTTCGTCCCACTTGCCGCCTGGAATACGAGGTTTATCCTCATCCCAAACGCCTTGGACCGCGATATGTCCCACAGTGTAGCCGGCAGCTTTAAGAGCGGTACGGATTACAAACTCGACCGACAATTCGGGTTCGTCCTTTTTTCTCCACTCAAAATTAAGATTAGCACGCATAATTACCTTGTATCAGGGATTTTGTGGGATGTCAAATTTTATTTTCTTTTAAAATTTCCGGATCCCTTCGGGATCCGGCAGCTTGGTGCTTGGTGCTTGAAGCTTGGTGCTTGAGGCTTATTTCTTTAAAGAATTTTTCGCAGCTGCGCACATAAGCGGGACTCAGGTCCCGCTTATCGTGGATGAAATAATTTAATAAATTATTGTGATTGGATCTAATTCCAGACCGACGCAACGACGCCTCCATTGGTTGCTTTGTTTAATGCTTCCAGGTACTCAGTCTCTGTCATCATTAAATTATTTATACAAAAATGATGTCTATCGGCCTGCGTTTCCATTATTGGAGCTTTTAAATATTCAACAGCCTTATCTAACAGTTCCTGTCTTCTAGATCCTCCTGGCTGCCACTCTGGTTTAATAGTTTTTTTCTTTGCTTCTTCTGTTGTGATTGTTTTTTTCATAATTTCCTTTCTTTGTGGTGCTTTGGCAAATTTATCGACCGGAAAAGCACCAAACGAGGTCAGTCTTTGCAAGAGGTAGTTTAACTTAACATTGCAATAGAATTTTATCCTATCATCTCCTACAGGCCCTGTCAAGAAATAATTTTATTTTCTTGAAAAAAATTCCGGATCCCTTCGGGATCCGGCTGCTTGAAGCTTGAAGCTTGAAGCTTGAAGCTTGAAGCTTTTTAAAATTCCGGCCGGGTTAAAATTCAACCACAGATTGTGTTCATATTAACCCATATGCGCTTACTTAAGAACGCATATGAGCAAAACCTGGCGCAATGTATAGGTGCACCGCAGAGCGCTGATTTTTCTCATTTTTAACCTTGCGTGTGAATGCCCGCACACAAACGGCACACGCAAGGTTTACGCTTATTCCTAGTTGTTCCCCGTAGGGCTAGGCTATAAGCAATCATAATTCCTGATCCCAGATCCATGCTCTTCACAGCGTGGTCGCTAGCACCTTGCCACTAATAACAAGGATCAGGGATCAGTTGTTGTCCTGTGCAGGCGGACTACTCATTCTAGCTTTGTAGCCATCGTGTACATCAATCGCGACCTGTACTATAGCGGTTTATATCCCGCAGTTACAACATCTGATCCCAGATCCAATCAGTCGGTCTAGACACCTCGAAACCTGTTCGGTTGCATCCGATTGGATCAGGGATCAGTTCTGGTTCATAGCACAAAGACAGACTATTGTCGGTGTGATGTACTACAACCAGAAGTTGTCCCAATTAATTAGAGGCGTACAACCTAGAATTCCATCAGTTCTCATACATAATTAATATATCCAACATAATGCTTGACAAAGGAATTGTCAAGTGTTAATTTCAAATCATGCAAAATAAAAACAGAAAGGCAAAAATGAGTAGAATAAGACTAAACCAAGAGTACAGAAATAAAATCGCAAATCGTATGCGAGTACACTTGGAACAAGAAAACACAGACGAGAAATCAAAGTATGATGGACTTAAAGCAGATCAAATTGAGTTAAATGACAATGCGTGGAATTTAGCTGAAACCATTGTCAGAAAACATTATACCCCAGAAGATGTCAAAATGGCATATCATCTACAAAACAAGTTTGAAAATGTTTCAACTATTGCAAAAGATAGTTGTTTCCATTTTCATTATACTGGCGAGGTAGAGGGTAGAGATTATGATAATAAACCTATCATGGAACAAAAACAGATTGAGGAACATTTTGATTTTCGTTTAGGTGGTGCTTATGAGGGTGATGACACTAACTCATATTCAAGAGATAGTGCTTATGGATATGCTTTGTATCGTGATGAACTTAAAGCACAAGATAATTGCAATCCTGATATTTTGATTGAACAAGAGGGCAAAGACAATAACCCACATTTAACAAAATATACTGACGCAAATAATAAATATCTTGGTAATGATGATAGTAGTTATGGCAAGATATGGAATGAAAAATATCAATTAGATTTAATTGGTAGAGAGTATTGTCGTGATAGGTCAATAGCTTGTACTCAAGAACAATTCCAGATTTTAAAAGAGTGGAAACAACAAAAAGGACAATTTGTTATTGCTCATAGAAACTGGATTAAATCTGTTTTAGACCAGATGAAAGAAATTAAAATCGGTTTAAAAGGTTATAAGTATCTTGACGAGGCGATTGAGTTATGTACTGAACTTGGATTAGATGTTCAAGAGGCAGAAATCATACGAACAAACTCAACCGGACTTGTTATCTATAATCCTAAAAATCTAGCGGATAGGATTAAAGGTATGAAAAACAAAAACACAAGTAGAAAGGATAAAATACTCGCTAGAATGGAGTATGAAAAACAACAACAAAGTGTAAACTAACACTTGACGAGGCTATCCTACTTATGATAGGATAGCCTCAATTAATAGAAAGGAATAAAATGGAAAACAATAAAACATTTACAATCACATTTACAAAACAAAATGGCGAGAGTACAACTAGAAAGGCAAAATGGACAGATAAGTGTCAAGAGTTTGTTGCACAAGCGGGACATAGATGTTTAACTTTTTTAGATTTAGACGCAACTGAAAGATATGGCAAAGACCAATATAGAATGGCGACTGATAAAATAACTACATGGAGTATTAAATGACAAAAATAGATGTAGCAATTATTTGTGCTTTTTATATTTTTATTATGACTTGTTGTGGTTTAATTGAGTGGGGGATATTATGAGCAAGAGAATAAATAAAAAAATCAAATTGCTTTGGAATGAAATTAGAGAGCATTTAAAATATAAAAGAAATAATAGTCCTAATAACTATTGGTATCCAATGCATAACGAGTTATTTAAACAAAAATGCTTTGCAATTAAAGTATTAAAGGGGGTTAAATGAGTGATTATAATTGGTGTCATGGTCCGGAGTGTCATACTCAGGAAACTCAATCAAGAGTAAGAGGTTCCGGCGAGAATAAAGTTTTAAGAACTATTAGAATTAAGCACAATAGTAATTATAGAAATTATGAGAGATATTCAATGTTCAATTATTTTTGTGGTAATCATTGTTTAATGGATTTTATTAGAACTCATATACAATCTATCGTAGCTATTGCGCCAAGGCGCGAGGCTCTTGAAACACCTATCAAGGTTGAGAAAACAAAGTATGAAAGTCATAGATATAAATGGACAGACAAAGGAACTGAGCGTGTACCATATCAAGCAACAAAGACTACAATTAGTAGGGTTGACAATGATTGACCTTTCCTATATTCTCCCAGATATGAAAACAATTAAATACAATAATAAAACAATCAAGCTACCATTTAATGGCGCAGACTATGGCGGAGATGACGCTTTAACACCTGTACAAATACAGAATAGATTCACAGGACAAAGCACAACAATGCCAACGTTTGCGGCGGCTGTCTATGATGTTATCATAGGCTCTGAAATGATAGCAACTCAAGAAGATAAACACTTGGGATATGGCACATCTAAACAATGGGACAATGTCCGCAAGGGATTGGATTGGTTTAGACGTCACTTTGCAGAACAGTACATGGTAGTACTAGACTAAGCATCAACCCGAGATCGTGGCGCTAGCGCGCCACATCTCATAGAGGTCCCAAAACCTTTTTCAAATTTCCAATTACTTAAATACTTAATCCACCTTTTTAAAAAGGGGTCCCAAAATCTTACCCTTTATGCCTTGATTTTGACTGCCAAAGCCGTTAAATTCATTATGGGACCCATTTATGCAAGTAGACCTAGAAAAAATTAAAAAATTACCTCCAGACGTAAGAAAAGACTTCATGAAGATGGCTTTGAAGTTAAATGAAAAAAAGAAAATTTCCAAAGTCAATTCTGATTTTTTGGCATTTACAAAACACATTTGGCCAGATTTTATTCAAGGGGAACATCATAAAATTATTGCAAAAAAATTTAACGAAATGGCAGAAGGCAAACTGAAGAGATTAATTGTCAATATGCCACCAAGACATACAAAGTCCGAGTTCGCTAGCTCCTTGCTGCCCGCTTG